GACGAAACTAACAATTTTTCCTTTGATTATGTCCCTATTTAATCCGGTGAGTTAATTAACCAGATTTATCTCACGCCATTCACCTGTACAAATTTTAATCAATAGTGACAATTATTGACGCAATGTGACAATTTGTGTCATCATATACACAGGCACACGACCTTATCGTGGCATATTACCTATTTAAGGGGCGCAAACCGATGGACAAGCTGCAACCAACCGACGATAAATTTGAGCTAGAAGGCGACTTAGAAGCCGACGAGCCACAGGATCAAGAAGTTGAAGGCCAGACCGAAGATGAAGAATCAGAGGAAGGCTCCGAATCAGCATCGGATAGCGGAGAGACACGCGAAAAACAGGTCAAGTTTGATGCAGACCAGCAGAAGGTCTTCGACGACACGATAGCTAAGAAAGTTTACAAACAGCGTGAAGCTGAACGTGAATCAGAACGGCTAAGACGTGAACTTGAAGAAGTCAAAGCTAGACTGCCGCAGCAATCACGACCAATGGTTCACGAGGCACCAGACCCGTTTGCGTATACCGATCAGGAATACAAACAACGGATGGCGTACAGAGAACAGTCTTTAGTTCAGGCAGCACAGTGGGACGCGCAACAGAATGTACTGAGGCATCAGGAACAGGTGCGCCAACAGGAAGCGGCCAGAAACGAACAGGCAGCATTGATTGAGAATGTAAAAACGTATGCGGAACGGGCCGCAAGGTTAGGGGTTAAACCAGAGGAACTACAGGTCGCTGGAAATATAGTTGCACAGTTTGGCATTGATGATTCGTTAGTGCAGTACATTCTAAATGATGACCAAGGCCCGCTAGTGACTAAGTATCTAAGCAGCAACTTGCTAGAACTTGAGGAACTCCGAACACTGCCACCGGCGTATGCAGCGGTCAGGATCGCTACGATTATTAAACCCAAGCTGAATTTGCTCAAGCCCAAAATAAACAGAACGCCAGACCCGCTACCTAAACTGGGTGGTTCTGGTAAGGCTCCCAAACAATCCGGCCCGAAAGGGGCCACTTTTGAATAGGTAAATTTTTATGCCCAATAATCTAAATAGTAACGTCACACGGAAAGTAGCGCGGGTATTCCTCGATGCTTTCGAAGCTTCGCGAGTAATTACCAAAACCGTCAACACACAACTACTGGCTGATAAGTTCAATCCGTCATCCGGTAGCACTGTAGACTTTAAACGTCCACACGATTACAACACGATCCGCACATCTGGTGGTGATATTTCAGCATCCACCAAATCCAGCATCATCGCTGGCAAGGCAACTGGTACGGTTCAGAACTACTTTACTGCTGCTACCGAATGGGGCAACGTAGAGGAAGCACTGCAACTCGATCAGCTTGAGGACATTCTTGCTCCGATGGCTAGACGTATTGTGACTGACTTGGAACTGGACTTCGCATCATTCATGCTGAAGAATTCTTCCTTGCGTTACGGTACACATGGCACAGCAGTAGATGCTTGGTCAGACGTAGCCGGTGCTGGCGCGACAATGGATGCAATAGGTATCTCTCCTTCAACCGAGCGTTACTACCTAATGAATCCCTTTACCGTAGCAACCTTGGCTAGTGCGCAATCAGGACTCAACTCTGTTGACAGCTTGATTCGTACTGCTTGGGAAAATGCCCAGATCAGCACCAACTTTGGTGGCTTGCGAGCATTGAGCGCGACTACTCTGGCGAGCTTTACTTCTAGCTCTGGCGCGGATCGTGCTGGTACTCTGAGCGCGGCTCCCGATGCAACCTATGTTACCGCTAAAGACACTATGACCCAGAGCCTTGCAGTTACAGCGTTTCAAGCGAACATGGTTGTTAAAGCTGGCGAACTGGTGACTATTGCCAACGTAAACCGACTCAACAACTCTACACGTCAGGCAATGGTAAGCGGTACAGGCACTAACGTAGCGTGGACTGGTGTAGTAACGGCTGACGTAACTCTAGGGGCATCTGGTGAAGGAACGCTTGTAGTCGCAGGCCCGGCGATATATGAGGCTACTGGTCAGTACAACACGGTTACTGCGGCTCCGGCTAGTGGTGCAGTGATTACCATCGTGTCTGCTACCGCTACCCTGTACCAACCTAACCTGTTCTACGCTAAACAGGCGTTCGGCATGGGTTCGGTTAAACTGCCTAAACTGTACTCTACTGATACTGTTGCAACTACCGAGGACGGTATGAGCATCCGAATCAGCAAGTACAGCGCAGGTGATAGCAACTCGCAGAAAATACGTTTCGATTTACTCCCGGCGTATGCTTGCTTTAACCCGATGATGTCTGGTCAGGGTTTTGGCGTGTAAGAAGTAAACTAGGCGGGGAGTCGAAAGGCTCCCTGTCATTTTTATGAAATCTACCAAGAATTCTAGTTCCAAGCCCAAAGACGCGAATCATTCATAGCAAGACATCGTGGTAACATCGACAAGGGAAAAATGTCTGGCTCTTGCTGGGCATATTCGGAAAAGTGGAAATGAGACTATGAGTACAAGTATCTGGATTAAACCGAGCGGTGTAGAAATAAAGGTTGATAGCGGTAGCGATGAAGCAGCAGAAGAACTCGGATGGGTGCGTAAAACCGAAGCTCCTACTGCACAAGACTATTCAGTACCGATAGTTCGTAAAGGCCGACCACCACTTGTAAGGGCGTAACATGACAACAGTCGCACAAGTCGCCAAGGCATCACTACAGCGCATTCTAGTGCAGGCTTCAGAGGCTCCATTAGAAGCTGACGAGTATCAAGATTTCCTGTTCGCTATGAACAACTACATGACCGACCTAGCCGCCAAGGGCGTGAATCTAGGTTATACGGTTGTGGCTGATCTCGCTGATACGATAACCATTCCAGACGGTGCTATTCGCGGACTTATCGCTAACATGGCGGTAGAAGTTGCTCCTGATTACGGTGTGCAGATTTCAGAGGCTTTGGCTAGAGCAGCAAGCGAAGGAATGGTATCAATGCGTATGCTAGGCCAGACAATGGCAGGCTCACGTTATCCATCAACGCTTCCAATGGGTTCTGGTAATGAAGGTGTTGGCAGTCTGAATATTAGTTCACACTTTTACCCGGAGATGGAGGATTCCATTCTTGCTGAGGGTGTTGGCACAATTGCACTGGAGATAAATACAGATGGTTGACAGAGTATATGGCATTAAACAATCTGATTTTATCCAGCAAACATCTGTACCCGCTGGTTCGTACATGGCGGTATTCAATGCCGGTGTCAACTACAAAATAACCTATGCGGCGTTCCTGTCTGGGTTAGGCGTTACCGGAACTATAGTGCAGGATGGCGCGGTAACAGGAACTCCGGTTCTGGACGTTAGCGGCACTGTAAATAATATTCGTAACCTTGAGGATGGCGCAGGCATTAGCTGCTCAGTCTCGGCAGAGAACGGCATAACCATTGAACATAATTTTACAGTGGATACTACCGGCAACGAGTTGATGCTAAACCCGGCAAACGCTAGTCCTACATTTGTCTCACTAGTTGCTGGCGCAGGCATGACCTTAACCAGTGTGGGCAACACGATACAAGTGATTAACTCGTCGGCTGTCGGCATTACTAACGGTCAGTGTTATATGCAGGCCAACGCAACAGCTACGGTTATTGCATCAACAGCAACGCCGGTTCTGGTTGCGGGCACATGGACTGCTAACCTACAAGTGCAGGCAACGGTATCGGCGGCTGGACGCATTACCTACACTGGAGCAGAAACTTTGATTAGACGGGTGGAGGCTTCAGTATCTCTCGATCCGACAAGTGGAGCAAATCAAGATTTATCTGTATACATTGCTAAAAACGGGACTGTAATAGCAGCAACGAGGATGTCATCTTTTGTTTCAAATGGTGCGCATAGATCAATGTCGGTTAGTTGGATGCTGTCAATGACGACTAATGATTATGTGGAGTTGTTCGTGCAGAACTCTACAGCAGCAAACAATATATTAGTGGATCGCGTAATATTTGGACTACGTTAATGCCGAAAGTTATTTTACCTATTGCTAATGGGTTTTATGTAAGCAAGAGCTTGCCTATCTCTGCGCAGGAATGTATCAATTGGTATCCGAACATAAACGAGGCCCCATCACTAAATCAAGAAACTCTATTCGGTACTCCGGGGCTGCTTGAGCTTGATTCATCTGGCACTGTATTGAATGAAAACCGTGGTGCACATGAGATGGCAGGCATACCGTATTTTGTCAACGGTGGCATCCTGTACAAGCTCACGGAAACCGTAGTTGTCGGCGTGGCAACTTATACGCTAGTAAATATTGGCGCAATATCTGGCACTGCTAGAGTCTCAATGGCTGACAACGGAACACAGTTATTAATACTGGTTCCCGGCGGCACTGGCTACATCTATAACCATGTAACGGACGTTCTGGTAACGATAACGGATGGAGACTTCGACGCTAACGGCAATCCTCAATTTGTTGTTTTCATTGATAGCTATTTTGTCTGTACTACCGATACTAAGAAGTTTATATGCTCGGCTCCGAATGACGGTACAAGCTGGAATGCTCTCGATTATGGTACAGCTGAATCTGATCCGGATGAGATAGTTGCGCCAGTGGTGTTTAAGAATCAGTTGTTTATCTCTGGCAGCCATACTATCGAGGCTTTCCAGAATATCGGCGGCACTGATTTCCCATTCCAGCGAACGGGTTTATTCTTGCAGAAAGGCGTATATGCTCCCTATTCTCTGATCAATGTGCAAGACTCATTTATGTTTGTTGGCGGCGGAGAAAACGAATCTCCGGCAATCTGGGGGTTGAGTGGCAATAGCACTGCAAAAGTCTCGACTATAGCAATAGATTCTATTCTGCACGATCTGACCGAGAGCGAGGTATCAGGCATATTCTCATGGACATATGCGCAGGACGGTGCATATTTTGTCGGCTTTACTTTGCCTAACACCACACTAGTTTTTGATATGACATCTAAGCGATGGCACGAGAGGCGGTCAGTTGTGCAAGGCGAGTCAACCAAGTTTCGAGTCTCCTCAATGACGCAGGCTTATAACAAAGTGCTATGTGGTGATACTGTTGATGGCAGGATAGGTCAGTTAGATATAACTATTTACTCCGAGTACGGCGAGAACATTATCCGCAGAGTGGCAACACAACCATTCCAGAGCAACATGAATGCTATTTTAGTCCCATCAATTGAATTAACGGTTGAGTCTGGTGTAGGCAATGACGACGCTATTAACCCGGCTATGACAATGGAGCGCAGTAGCGATGGTAAAACGTGGAGTGATCCCAGAAGCCGCAGCATAGGCAAGATAGGTGATTACAGGCGTAGAGCTATCTGGCGCAGGAATGGAAGGGTTGGAAGGTTTGAGTTGTTCCGGTTTACGCTGAGTGACCAAGTAAAACCTGTTATAATTCAACTTACGGCAGACATTATGAGCGCAGATAAATGAGACTGCCAATTCTAAACGCGTCGAGACCCATCGTTTTAGATGATCTGACGATGACGCAGGAATTCAGAAACTGGACGCTAGACGCATCTTTAAGCATTCCGATTGTCGGCACTGGATCGCCAGAAGGCGCGGTTGATGCTAGACAGTATTCACTATATCTAGATTCAACCGGCGCGGCTGGCAGTGTGTCCTACAGAAAGATGCTACCTGACATAGGTGGGAATAGACTACTCGGATGGATTCTTACATAGCTCGATGTGACGAAAATGTTGCATTAGATATTTTACAAGATCGCAGTGTTAGCTCTGTTATGGGTATATATGCCGAGGCAATACTTCCTGAGTTTGAATGGTGGATTATTGACAGCAGACTGCTACTAGCATTGAAGCCGAACGGACGAAATATAGAGGCGCATATTGCTTGTAAGTTCAAAGACCGGCATCTAGTACGAGAGTCGATACAAAACGGCTTACAATGGCTTAAGTTACGAGGGTTTGAAAACGTAATAGCCCCTGTACCGGATAGCCGAAAAGCATTGGTAAATATGTTGATTAATTTTAATTTTGTTAGGGTGGAGGACGGCAAATGGCTATGCAAGCTGCGGTAGTTTCTGGGGTAGCAAACCTAATCGGTAGCAAAATGGCGGCTACATCTGCGGGCAAGGCGGCTAACAAAGCCAATGCTCAAGCAGAAGCCCGAACTAATCAGATTATGGGTTTTGTCCAACCTGCTTACGAGAAAAGCATGGCGGCGCAACAGCAGCAATATCAGCAGGCTGTCGCGTTACGGGGCCAGACACTACGACCCACTATTGACGCTATGCGAGGCGGTAACGTAGCGGCTCAACAAACGCTAATCGACTCACTACCTATGCAGCGAGCAGCACTACTCGGCGGGCGTGTAAACTATGGGGCAATGAAACCGTACAGCGCACCAGTAGACGAAGCGGCATTGCAGGGCTTGTTTAATCCGCAGTCAATGCAGTACGGACAGCAGACTATGCAGCAGCAACCTATGCAGTCTCAGGGACAGCAATCACTGCCGCCGGGAGTACAACCACTTACTCCGGCACAAATGGCATACTACGGAATTGGGGGCTAAATTATGGCTATTACTCCGGCACAAATTCAGGGGTGGATACAGAGTAATCCCAATGCCACACCAGAACAAATTGCGCAAGTCATGGCTGAAAATCAGCTAACAGCGCAGGATGTTGCGCAGGCGGTTGGCACAGCACCATTTCCAAACGCTCCGGTAGAGGTTAAGAAGGCGCAGCTAGATTCTTGGGCTAGTACCGCAGGCCAGTACGCTAATGACGCTAACACGGCGTTAATGATGCAGAATTTTGCACTAAGCCCGCAGGACATTGCATCAACTAGTAACATTCCGTTGGGTGACATTCAGTACAGATATGATACGGGTTTGGCATCTACAACCGGCGTTACTCCGGGCCAAGCAACAGACGCGCAGATTCGCACATGGATGGCAGGCAATCCTCAAGCAACGCCAACACAAATGCTTGCAGCGATAGAGCAATTTAAGGTTGATCCGCAGCAGTTTACCAGAGCGACAGGCGTAGACATTCAAGACCTGTATTCTACGCAAGCCGGAAATATTCCCACTGGTTTACTCGGCTACGAAATGGCGATTAATCAGGGTTTAAACTCGGCGGTTGGGACTCTCAACGCGGCTCAATCATCATCACGCAACGACCTGATGACAGCGCAGCAGCAGATTGCATCACTATATGGACTTAATATTTCAGACTTGCAATCAGCGGGCCAGACAGCGCGTGATGATCTGACTACAGCATTCGGTAATGCAACTGGCTATTTTGCTCCGTACCAAGCAGCGGGAACCAGAGCATTGACATTGCAGGAGGCTCTCTCAGGGGCTTCAGGTCAGGCGGCGTTCGATAGTGCTTACCAAGAGTCACCATACATCGCGTTTCTGCGTGAGCAGGGGATGAGAGCTAATCTAGCTGGTGCTGCTGCAACTGGCGGGCTTGGCGGTGGCAATGTGCAACTAGAGCTTAATAGATTCGGTCAGGGGCTTGCTAGTCAGGGGCTACAGACACAGATTGGCAACTTGCAAAATATTTCCGGCATGGGCTTAAACGCTGCGGGTAGTGCTGCAAACATCCAAGCTCAGTATGGCACTAATCTGGCTGACGTAGGTATGCGCACTGCTGGATCAGTAGCGGATCAGCGCGGGAATTTGGCGGGATATACTTCGCAGACTGGCGCGAATCTATCTAATATTGGACAGCAGACCGGCGTAAACATTGCCAATTTCCAAGGTGCAGCAGGAGTGGCAGTAGCCAACAACCGACAGCGATTCGGGGAGCTTGCGCAAAGCTCAATGGAAAACAACGCAGCTTTGCGGGCCGAGTACGCTAACGAGCAGGGAACTAAACTTGCGGGGATATATCAAGACCAAACCAATAACTTGCAGAATCTGAATTACAACGCAGCTAATAATTATGCGAGTAATGTAACAGGTTTGGCAGGCGCACAAGCATCGGCACTTTCCGGTCAACCATATACGCAAGCACCAGTTAATAACTACGGCGCAATGTGGGGCAACGCAATCCAGCAAGGCGCATCTGTTTATGACTTGGTAAAAGGGGCATCCGTACCAAATACGGCATTTAATCCATACGCCGGGAATACAGGCCAAAACTCTATACAGCGTGGCGTGAACACGATGAACCAACCTATTGATTACGGGTTTGGCAATATCACATATAAATCATTTTTATAGGTATAAACATGGCTGTCTCAACTAGCGACATCATAGGCGGGTTCGGCGCGGCATTATCTGGCACTGCACCGCAGTATGTAGCGGGCATTCAAAAGCGTGAAGAACTTGCTGGCGTTAAAAAGCAGGAGCAGATGGCTGCGCGTGAGAAAGCGATGTATCAGGATGCAGGTGTTGCGTTACAGCTAGTAGAAGCTGGCGACATCCAGGGCATTATTGATCTCGGCATGGATCGAATGAAAATGCTGGGTGAGTTCGGTGATTCAAATCCGGAAGATACCATGCGAATTATTACTCTGGCGCAACGGGCTAAAGGTGGTGATAGAAACTCTCTGGCTCAACTACACGCAGAATTGATGTCTGCATCGAGGATTGGGACGGCTAGAGGTTATATTGCTGCGCCCGAACGGGTTAAGGGTGTTGAGGTCAATGGCGAGCTGCGCAATCCTTATACTGGTGCGTTACTAGGCGCGGCTGCTGGCGAGGATCAGGGTACTACTGCATACCAAACTTTAACGGCTAGAGCTAAATCCGGCGGGCTAGTTGAGGGAACTCCAGAATTTCAGCAATTTATGTTAAACAATGGAGCAGGGACGCAAGACACATCTGCAAGGGACGATCTTAGATCAGAAAAAACTGCGGCATTAACTAATGTTAGGTCTGAAACTGATAGGTTAAATAAATCATCTGGCGAAATAGTGACAGCATACAATAAAGTTATGTCGCTTGAGCCGGATATGCGCAACAAGGTTTCTGGCAGGGGAGCAATTAACGCCGCTATTATGAACGTGGCGCGGCTTATTTCTCCCGGTGTGGTAACAGACAGGGATGCGAGTGCATTTTCTGGTGCGAGCAAACCATTGACAGAAGTATTCGATTTCTTGAACGGTCAGGGTGTTGATATGGAGGCTATCCGCACGATTGTTGACCCGACAAATCCAGAAACATTTGATGTTGACGCTTTGTTGAGTGTTGCTAGAAATGTAACCGCATCCGCATTCCCATCTATTCAGGCTCAATTTGATGACCAAAAAAGGGTGGCAGAAATATATGGCGCATCCGATCAATTTATGAAGTCATATTTTGGTCAAGGAAAGCTGCAAGAGCAGGTGCAGAAAATAATGTCCGGTATTCAGCCAGCGCAATCCAATGCACCAATGCCGGTTGTAAATGTAGCAAGCGAGGCCGAGGCTTTATCCCTACCGGTCGGGACTAGAGTTAGATTCCCCGACGGACAAGAATACGAGGTGGAACCATAAATGGCTAGATTGCGATATATAAATACACAGCAACCGAAAAACAATGTTGTGATGGAGGCTCCCTATATGTTCGAGCCTGTACAACAGCCGGAGCAGTCTCGATTAATGCCTTCTCCGGTAATGGGGCAATCTATAGCTCAATCTAATGTCCAGTCGGTTGAGAGGCCAGTAACTCCACAACAGCCACAAGCGACAACCATTAGACGCACAATACCGACAGAGCAGAGGCAAGCGGCAACAGAATTGCGACCATATCAAATGGGGCAGATTATACCGAGTGCCGGAACTGCTACCCAAATAGCGGCGGGAACAATGCAGGCACTAACAATAAACGATGAGGAGTTTGCTAAAATTTTAAAGCAGGCAGACCCATCTATTGTTGTTGATAGAGACAGGGATTCCGGGGAGTATTATGTATATAGCCCTACTACTAACAAATCGTTTGTAATAAATAGGGCGGGCGTTTCTTTAAACGATGCAACTAACCTGGCTGCAACGGTGGCGGTTTCGTTACCAGCAGGGCGAGCAGCAACAATACTTGGCAGAACAGCAGCAGAGGCAGGAATACAATCAGCAATTGAGGGTGGTCAATCCGGGCTTGGCGGTAATTTTGATTTAGAGGAGCCAATGCTATCGGGCGCATTTTCCGCAGGTACTGATCTTCTTACGGTGTTTAGAAAAGCAAGACAAACATCACGAGGTATAAACAGCGTAACTCAAGAAGCAGAGCGACAAGGTATTTCCTCAGAAATAGCACCAGCATTGTCCGGAGTTACCAGAGTAGCATCTAGCAATCAAGCACCGTTACAACAAGCTGCTGACCTATCCAGAATTGTAGATGCAGACCCTAATGTGGTAGCGGCGGCTAATAGATTAAATTTAGGCGAGGTGTTGCCAGCAAGGGTTTATTCAAGGAATCCGCAATATGTACAAGTTGAGCAAGCAATTTCATCAATACCGGGAACAGCATTAGCTGCGGCAGAAAGAAATGCAATACTAACCACTGCTGGCAAGGCTGATGAATTTATCACTCAGTTTGGCGGGACTAGATCAATATCTGATCTGACAGAGGGTGTTGTTAATAATATCAACGGAACTCTAAACGATCTGAGAACACAGTCAGATGTCCTTTACGATAAAATTGGCGGCTCTGTCCAAAAAAGACAACGGGTTGATGCTTCTGGGGTTCGGGCGTATTTGGTGAATAAAGCTAGAGACTTGGGTGGATTAGACAAATTAAACGCTTTGGAAACTAAAATTTACAGGGAGGTGTCAACTAGCGGAAGAAGGCCAACTTACGCTTATCTTGATTCTTTGCGGCGCAGGGTGGGCGAGCAATACGGCGTGGCTCTTAAAGGTAATCAGTTTGGTGATGCAACAACGCATGAACTAAGCTCCCTATATAATCTGCTTGGCGATGCACAAGGAAGCGCAATAGAACAAATCGCTGGAGCTGAAGCAAAGGCATCTTGGGAAGTTGCAAAGGGGCTAGTTTCACAACGAAAAACGCTAGAGAAAAGCGCAACCGACTTGCTAGGTAAAGAATTTGGCAGGCCCATAGTTCCACAAGTAAGATCAAGTATTAACGCTTTAATTGAAAAAGGTGATATTTACGCATTTAACAAATTGCTTGAAGGTATACCAGAGCAATATAGACAGGCAACGGTTGTATCATCTCTCGACACGTTATTCACGCGAGGGGCAAAGAATGAGCCACAACTAAATAAGGGCGGGTTTGCATCAGCATGGGAGAAACTTTCAAGACAGCCAAAAGCTAAAGCGGCTCTGCTTAAATATATGCCGGAAAATGCGGGCCAGTTCCTTGATGATTTAGCTCTTATATCAAAACAATACTCTACCGCTATATCGTCAACTAATCGCACAGGCATAGTAAATGCTATGGGGAAATTTGGCTCCGACCAAGGATTTATATCAAAAATTCTCCCGATGTTTCCATACGGCAAAAAAGTAGACGAGGCCATTAGTTTAGCAGCTCCAGACGCATTAGCTGCTGCATCAAACCTTATGCAAAATCCTGACTTTAAAAGGATCATTATAAATGGCGCGAAAGGCCAGCCTGCTGATAAAATAGAAAAAACTATAATGGATAACCCTGCATTTAAGGTATGGTTTGAGTTAATGCCAGCAAACTATAAAAGCAGGATATTATCAGTAGGTCTAACTGATTACTTTTTGGGAGATTAACATGGCTCGTTTCGGATCACTCGACGCACAATACTTTGATGATGCTGGCGACCCACTCATCAGCGGCAAAATCTATTTTTACGAGACTGGCACAACTACGCTTAAAAATACTTATGCTGATGTTAATCTCACAATTCCCAACACTAACCCGGTTATCCTCACGGCAGCGGGCAGA